GAGGCTACCTCACGAGCAGAAAGGCCAGAATAACTTCTCTGTCTTGCACCCATATCTCGGGTATCATCTTTTTTAGGCATATACCAGTGACCCTTAGACTTACTAGTCGTAGTTGCACCAGTTTTTTTAGATTTTACCTTGATAGGAGACTTGACATCATCTCGTTTTGCAGGAGCAGCTAGCAACACATCATCACTTGGCTCCTCCATTTCACCTTCGCCACCTAGTCCTTCGTCGCCTAGGCCTTCATCCCCAAGTTCTTCGCCTCCAAGTTCTTCGTCAGGTCCGCCTAAAGCGCCAAGTTCACCCAGGCCACCTCCTCCGGCTTCGCCGACGCCCTCTAAGTTAGCCTCAAATTTACGATCGTAAAATAGTTCACGCTGTGACCGAAGGAATTCTTCTTCCGTGAGGTTGAATAAATGCTCCGATACCCACCGCTTGCTAAAGTATCCTTCGGTAGCAGCGCTGGCGACATCAAACTTAGTTCTCCAATGTTCTAATTCTTGCATTTCTGCTAGCTTCGATGGATTGTTCAAATATAGTTTAAACGATACTAGATCATTTCCCCTATATCCAAGTGTAAACAAGTGAATTACACCTATTTTTTCTAGCTCTGCGACGACGGCCCTTTGTAATCGCTGAATTGTTCTAGCGAATCTAATATCCTTTTGAGCTAAAGTGGTTTTATCCTCTTCGGCCCCATCTCCGTTAGATAAGTAAGATGCTGGAATTTTCAAAGCACTAAATAATTTATCTCGCAAATATTTAACATCATCGATATCGCCGGTATATGAGCCACCACTAAGAGTTTCGATCTTAGAGCTAGTATCCCCGCGAACAGGAATGTAATAATCTTCCTCAACGCTCATAGGATTATAACGCAAGTCGACGCGCCCAGTATCATCATTTACGATCTGGTTACGCTTCATCTGAGTCATAACTTTTTGCATATATTGTTCAATATCTTGAGGATTTATGTTCCCAACGTCAATATAGAAAACTCGTCGCTCTGGTGACCTGACAATTCTGTATGCCATAATAGCATCTTCCATAAGAGTTAGCTGGCGCCAAATTCTACGGGCGGATTCTAAAATAGAAGTACCGTAGGGGGAATATTTGTCTTGTCCTAAAATTCTAAAATGGGCAACCTGCCAGTTCTCAAAAGTAATACCACCAGAGTTCCACTGGAATTGTACATAGTTCGGATTAGTTTTATCTTCGCCCTCCAGTCTTTCTACCTCTTGCTGTGGTAGTCCAATCGCGTGTTTAATGCCTGTGTCTTCATCAATATCCAGGTATAAGAACATATCTCCGAACTTGCACATTGTGCGGGCCCAACCAAAAAGATTAAATTCAATATTTAAAACGCTGTGATAAAGATTATCTAAGACTGCCTTGATTTCTTCATTCGGACATTTAATGTTTAACAGGGCCTGCAATTTACTAGAAGTTGTCATCTCATCTGCGTAAATATCCAAAGCAGAAGCGATTTCTGGAGTGAATTCCATTTGATCAAAATCAACGTATCTCTCTGCACGATTCTGATTTGCCATAAAGTTGGCATTCATTGAATCGTAAGGGTTGTATTCTCCTCGCTTAAACGCCTGGCCGCTAGCCGACTTAAATTTATATGCGTCTAGTTGCCGTCGCTTAAGTTGGCGAGGCATCTGCCTGCGATAATTAACAATTGGCCCGGAAAGAAGTCTTGTTAACTTTCGGAATAAGCCACTCTCTGGATTTCTGGGATTTTTATCTTTACTTTTTGGCGCCATTATTTAACCTTTTAATAACCAAGCAAACTCTTGGTACTTTTCCATCTCTTCTTTTGTTTTTCGAGGATCAAACCCAATTTGGCCGGGAATAGTTGTATTAATTGTGTTCGTTGAATATACCATTGAATCTAAAAATGCTTTTTTGTAATCTAGTTCTCGCTGATTTATTGTGAACGCTGTGTCTTTAACCCAACACCCTATCGCACAAGACGTAATTAAGTCATCGTTGAATCCCTTCATCGCAATAGGCTTCCCATTATGCCAAACAAATGTTTTCATTTCATTATATATTCTTTTTGAATATATTTTAACTAGTTTATTTCTAATGAATTCTTCCATTTTAGCCATTACAAGAGGTCTTGTTGTTTTTGACATAGTAAAACCAGCGATTGTATTTGTTTTATATTCTGCTGTGATTGGGTCTACATAATCATGAGATGATTTATAAGAATAATAGATGTTTGGATATAATAATTCTTCAAGCTTTGTTAAGACGGCCCAGCCAACAGAGTTATTTTCCACCACTAGCATACAATTTCCGTATTCTTTACCAGTTTCGTTTAAAAGATTAGCAAATATATCCGGAGTTGGCTTACCTTTGTATTCTCCAACGATCTCCATTGTTTCAATCTTATATATGTGAAAAGCAGAATGATCTTTACCATCGCCACGAGCAACGTCAGCGGAAATCAAATATGTAAACTCTGGACGATATTCTTCCCAAATCCAAAAATTTCTATCAAAGCCTGTTTTATATTTGGGCTCTTTTAAGTTTGCCTCTATAAAAACTAAATCGTCAGGATGAAATACTGTTTCTCCAGACATATTGAAATTACATTCCAACTCCTGAGCTACTTCTCTGCGAGACATGTTCCTTGTTTCTTCTTCAAACCAAGCTTGATCTCGGTCCGGATGGGCGTCCCAAGGCAAAGTCGTCATAAAGAATTTGTTAATATCATCTTGTGCTTCCGAACAAGTCTTATGAAACCAGTTACCTACACCGTTTGGTGTCGAAAGAGCGATACAACGGCCGCCGGTAGATAGGGTAGGGTATAGGCCGGCCCATAGCTCTTCTAGGCCCTCTACGTGCGCTGCCTCGTCTATTACAAGCAGCGACAAGGCCTCTGAACGTCCAGCATCACCAGAAGTTGAGGAAGGCTGTATTTGCGAGCCGTTGGCTAATTCAAAAGAAGTTCTATTATCTGTAGTAATTTCAGATATTCTCATCCAAGCTGGAAGGTTTTTGATAATTGCCTTGACTTTCTTGACCAAGTTGCCGGCGGTCTTAAATTTAGTGGCCACAACAAGCACATTTTTATTCTTATGGAAGAGCATAAGCCAAGCAATATAAGCAGCAGTAACTGTAGAAATACCAAGCTGGCGCGCTTTCAGAATCACATTAAAACGGTGATCGTTAAAGTCCACTACCATCTTGTTCTGGTAATCATACATAGTAAACGGAATAAGACCTTTCAGCGGGTGAGAGATCTTGGCAAAGTTATTGATAAAATAACCCGGGTCTTTACCAGACTTAAGGATTTCTTTAAGAGTCTCGTCTTTTGAAAGCTTGTAAGCCATCTAACTAATTCTTCGGGGCTCTCTGATCTTTATTCTCGGGTTTTTTACCCCAGCCGCCTGAGTCTAAAAAGCTTTTAAACTTAGAATCTAGTTTTTCTCTTGTAGGTTTCTCGCTATCTGATAATGTACTCAGCCCACCAATATTGTATTTTTTATACGCGTTAACAAATACGCGTACCTTGGATGTAGATTGGACCATAATGTCGGCATCACCATCAGCTGTCAATGTTACAGACTTGCCCGTAATCTTTTTGTATTGCTTCTTAAGGTGACTAGTAATAGAGCCTAAAGTACTTTCAATTTCATTCTCGAACTTTTTGCTATGGACATCTTTAAGCTTGATATCAGACTGATAAATGACACAAAGTTGATTTCCCATAAACTTTACTTTAAACCCGTCCATCGTTCTAGAGTCCAACACTGGGTGGCCTTCTTCTCTTTTAAGGCCTAATTCAATCCTCTCGCCCTTATCATCTAAAGCTCCATCAAAACTATTGGCAGCTGCTTGGGCTAGCCCTCTTATTATATCTAAAGTCTCTTGTGACATTTAATTATCTCCTGTTTCTGGGCGCCAGCCCTCTTGCCATCTATCTTCGCGATCTTCTACATATTGTATATAGCATTCCGAACAACAATTATATTTAGCCATGTATACATCGTCCTTTATATCAAAAGAATAAGTTTGGCAAACTGGACAAATCCTTTTCACTTCTTTATTAATTAGTTTTTTAGGTACCAAAACACCATTACTTTCAACCTTTTCTAGGCCTATATCTTTTTTATCCAGCTTCTTCAACTGGAGAAGGTAGTCTTTTTCTTTATCCTCCGACCAGTTGGCTTGGGGGTTTAATATGGTTTCTTTACCATATTTTCTTGAAATGGCTCGTTCGAGGCGAGCAATATAATCTAGGTCTTTGGTCACAAATAAGCCTCACTAAGTTTATATCATAAGTAGTTTAATATTTTAATGAAATCTTTAAAAACGTTTTTGCAGTTTTATAAAACTTTTGCAGATTCTATTATATCTTTCTTCAAATTGTTCAAAACTTTTTAATTTTTCGTTGTTGTCATATTTGTCTTTGCGAGCTATATTCCTCTTACTTATCGCTATACTATTAAAGTCTGTCTTTGTATAACTCCATTGATAAGGTATTAGTTCTTCATGCAGCAAATTTTCTAACAACTCGATATGTTGTTCAACTGAAATTTCTTTAGTCTTGGCACAATGCCATTCGAGGAACAGCTTGTTTATATACTTTATCGAGCCATTTTCTATCATATGGTTTAATACTTCATATTCGGCGCCTTCAATGTCCATCTTTAATATGATATAGTCATCTTCTGACAAGTTGTCTTTGATCCATCGGTCTAAGTCAATTGTTCTTACTATTTCAGCAGATACCTGAGAGTCATTAAATCTATATCCAGCGCCATGGCGATAGCCTTTTGACTCATATATAGAGGACCCTTCTCTATTGTTGTTATAGAAAGTTTGTTCCCCATCATTAACCCAAACTAAAGCAATTTCTAATTTAACTTCTGGGTGTTTTTTAAAGTGCCCCTCGAAGCCACTGTTTCCCTCGAAGCTAAATATTTCATATTCTTCTGAACTGGGGTAATTTTCTTTAAAATTCTTAACTGATGTTGCTCTGTGGGCTCCGCAATCAATAAATATTTTACGCATTTTATTCCCCTTTTTGTTTGTTAGCAGAGCCCGCCCAGATCCGAAGACCTGGGCGGGCAATGTCCGACTAACCGAAATTAACCGAATCAGTAACCGAAATTACTTTATTTTTTGAGTAAAGCAGCACGAAGCTCTTCAATCTGGCTTTGCTGTGACTTGACAGCTTCAACTAGAACCGAAGTTAGTTTCGCGTAATCAATACCGAGATTGCCATCGCCTGAGCCATAGACAACTTCTGGTACAGTTTGCTTCATTTCCTGAGCTAGGAATCCGACTTCGCGATGGGTTCCACCATCCGCGTTAGTTTGATTCTTGAACTCATAAGAAACTCCTCTCATTGACATAACCTTGTCGAGCGCGCTATCAAGTGGCTTGATATCTTGCTTGAGGGTTGCATCTGAGTAGGTGATGAAGGAGCGGGCCTTAGCATCTGCAGTAGATGATAAGGTTAGGGCACCCTCAACGTCCATAGTACTATCGAAATGCGCTGTAGAGGTCACATTTAGTGTGCCAGAAACAGCAGCATTACCATTAATAGTTGCGCCTGTACCTACAATTGCAGCAAACGTACCTGCAACAGCAGAATTGGCACCAATTACGGTTCCGTCGATATTACCAGAGTCAACATCAACGTTAGTCATAGTTTGACTGTTGCAGTTAAGGGCCTGGCCAAGTTGGTCAGCGTGAAGCTCATAGATGTGACCTTGGGCGTAGCGTAAGGCGCCCGAGCCTAAGTCACCAGCATTATCTTCGTCCGGAAGGATGTCAGAATCGCATACTAGGTTGCTTGTTACGTTTAGCGTGCCGGTTACAGCAACATTACCCGCGAAAGAGGAGGCGCCTACAACAGCGAGGCCGCCGGCGGTGATGCCAACAGAAGCTCCGAAGGACGCGCCCTGGGAGGCTGTAAGATCACTATTGACGATGATTCGCGAACCGTCAGCAGTAAGGCTGTCTAGAGCAATGTCGCCAACATTTGTGATGTTACCGTCTGAACAGTTAAGGCTTGTGGCTGTAACAGCAGCGAAAGAGCCGGCACGAGCAGTGTCCGCACCAATAATACCATCGATATTAGTACCAACTAGATCAGTAGCAGTAATCGATGTAGCAGCAGAAACCGTGCCAAGATTAGCACATGTGCCGCCTGCAGCGGTCCAACTACTGTTTGCAGCCCAAGTCATTACCTTGGAAGCAGCAGCAGTACCTAATGTTAGACCATCAAGATAGCCTAGCTCAGTATCTGTAAGAGTTACAGCGTCAATTGTAAGACTTGTGTCACCAGTAATTGTGCCATCCACGTTAATGGAAGTCAGACCCGTAAGGGCTCCATCCATGACGACCGCGCCGTTGATATCCACCGTTGTGTCAGACTCGATGGTTAAGACACCATCCGCAGACTGATGAACAAACGTTCCAGCGTCACCAAATTCAAGCTTGGTCGCGCTGTCGAATCTCATAGAAGTGCCGTCATAAACAAGAACGTCATTTCCGTCTTCGTCATACTCAAAAGAAGCATCTCCGCCTGTACCGAATTCAAGTTTAGTATCATCGGTAATTCTTAATGAAGCACCGTCATAAAGCAGAGTATCTGTTCCGTCTTCGTCGTACTCGAACGAAGCGTCGCCGGCGTCACCGAAATAAAGCTTTTGGTCATCCTTGACCAGCGCGCCCATCGAAGCGGTGATCTCGCCATTGAAAGTGGCGTGACCGGTAACTGCCAAAGAGTCGGCTTCAGCGTCACCCAGAGTTTGGGTTCCGAGAACGGTAAGGTCGCCACGGATGACAACCTCGTCATTGAATTCAGAGCTACCTGTTACCGCAAGGCCGTTCGAAGCTGTTAAAGCCGCGGTATTTGCTAATGCAAATGAAGTTGTGGAGAGTGTCGCAACCGTGGTTGTACCCGATTGTAGGACATCTCCTGTAATTTTAATAGACATATATAATTTCCCCCTATATATGATTTGTTAAATTTACGACGAGAATTCGTCGCATACCTTAACTAGTTCGCGAGAGTGCTTTTTTGACTAGATATATGTCAATTTAATGCGTATTCCTCGCAAGCATATAAAATCATACAAGAACTATTTTAAGATTTTTTCTAACTGTTTTTCTAGCCTAGAAATCTTTTCATTTTGGGTCTCGATCATATTTTGCTGAGCTTTAACCGAGGCCAAAAGTAGCGAAGTTAATTTAGAATAATCTATGCCAAATGCATCTTTCCCGTTGGGCTCATAAGACACAACCTCTGGAAATACTTTTCCTACTTCTTCTGCGATCAATCCAACATCAGGCCTTCCAGAGTCTTTCCAGTTATAAGTAACCCCTCGCAATTGCGCAATCTTTTCTAGAGGATTTTCAATCTCTTTAATATCAGACTTATATCTTAACGAAGAATACGTAACAAATGCATTTGCCTTTGCTTGTCCAGAGGCATCGCTATTATTTGGAAGAGTAATGGCATGTGTCAAGTCTTCTTCTGAAACTCCTACGCCAATATAACCTCCACTAATCTCCGTGTTTCCGTATACTTTAAAGCTGCCCGTCACTTGAACGCCGTTGGACGCGGTGATACTTGTAACGGTAGCAGTCCCCATTCGAACTGGCGTGTAATCTAATATAGTAATCTCACCGTCTGTTGCCTCATTGGCATTTGTCCCCACGAAAGCAAATTCATCGGTACTCTCATCAAAGAATATAGCCCTATTTGTTTCTCCACCGCGCTCCATAATAATACCAACATCATTTACGGAGCCCGTCGATCCTTCGGCTAATACCAAGTACGACTGTGTTAGGGCTGTTAATATACTGTTTTGAACGGAGGAGGATAAAAATGGATTGTCCGAAGAGGAGACTTGAAACGTATGTGCATAAATAATATCTCGCACCACTAAATTTCCGTCGATATGCGCATTGCCATCGATATCAAATCTACCAACAATCTCGCAATTACCAGAAGCGGCGAAGGTATCCATTTCTGTATGGCCAACCACATCCAATGTCGTGCCATTCCAAGTTAAACTTCCATCCCCTTCGATCGAGCCAGAGTTCTTCCAAACTGCAACTTGATTATCAACTGGTGTTCCATAAACACTTACATCTCCGCCGCCCGATCCTCCCGTAGCGGTAAGAGTTATTGTGTCTGTCGCCGCATCTGTTGTAATGATCATATTGTTGCCGGCAGCAAGAGTTACTGTATCAGTTGTGCTATCGGCCACTACATTTGACTGCCCAGAAACAGAGAAAGTTGAAAAGGCATTTTGGTTTGCCTCTCCGCCACCGCCGGCACCTGCGGTTACTGCATCATC